AATGCCCACCCCCTTTCTCCTATGAATCAAGCGTACTTAAATTCCTAATGTAGTAACCACCGAACCTTGAAGCAAGAATGGTGCTTCGGCTTCGATTGCAGATAGAGTTACCTCATATCCAGTAGAATCACCCATTGCAGTACCCGTGTTGCTGACCATTGCGGTCACATCACAACCCAAGTCCTTACCAGCCAACCAATATTCATCGTTGTTCGTTTTCACGATTGCATAGCAACGACCTTGTGCAAGGAGTTTCATCTCGTTGCGTTTGGTAGTTGACAATCTGCGAAGTTTGAACGCAATGTCGGCTTGGTTGAAAGATGTGCCGTTCTCAATCGAAACATTTGTAGTGTTTGTCAATGATCCGGTTGCTTTCGGTAGCTCGTAAGTGTATACATCACCGCTCACCACAGTTGTTGCAGTTACTACACCACTAACAACGGTAAACTTTGATGCAGTCCAACTGATTAGGTGGATGCTTTTGATACCCCCGATTGCTTCTTTGCAGTCGAGGGTGAATCCTGATGTTAATAAACAAGGCATCCTATATCAGATTAAAGGGTGAAATAAACAACTTCAGCTGGGAATGCAACTTGCACACCATAAGCGAATGTGAAACGAACACGAACTTCATCGTTGTCCAAAGAGTACCACATTTTCACTTCTTCTTCTTCGTTTGCAAGGTCAGTTCCTAAGAAGAAGTTAGACAATGAACCAGCGAACAATTTGTTTGTTCCGTTCAAACCACCAACAGCAATCAAGGTCATATTTGTACCAGGATAAACCATTGTCATTTCAGTTGCTGCATCAGAAACATAATGGAACAAGTTGGCGTTCTTCAAGTTTACCAACATCAACTTGTAAGCGTCAACACCCAAGAAACAAACTAAGTCAGTTTTGGTTGCAACGGCAGCAGGGATGTTTGCATAGATTTGATCCAAGATGTCATCAATGTTTGCAGATGTCACAGTTGTGAAAGTTGTTGGAGCAGCATTCGCCAATGTTGGAGATGCAGCAGCAATGATCTTGCTGAATCCGTCAAAACGGCTCAAGTTAGGGTTACCACTGTTTGTATCACCTTGCCAAATTGCAGTTTCCAAAGTTTGTGCAATCACGGCTGCCTTCTCGTTACCAATCTGCTCCTCAAAAGGAACCATTGTTGGAGAACCCGGCATAATTTGTGTTTGCATCCACTTTGCTTCCAAAGTTTTAGGACACAGAGTTTCTTCAACTTTCACAGAACCAACGGTGATGTTTCTTTGTGTGAAGGTAGTTGTTCCACTTGGATTGTATCCGCAGCCATCGGCTTGGAAGAATACAGTAGAAGCAAGGATGTTCAAGGAAGCTGATGACTTAACACCAACTTGTACTTGGTTAGCAGCGTACATAGTAGCAGCAGTTTTACTGCTGAACAATGCTTTCACCAATAGATCAGTTGACTGTTCGTTGGTGTAGTTTGTTAGGGCGGAGACGTTGAATGCCATTTTTTTATTTGTTTAGTGCGTTTTTGAATTTCAATAATGCTTCAAATTTGTCGTTTTTCTTTGAAGATACTGGTACTTTGGTTGGTTCGTCTGAAGGCAAGTCAGCAACTTTCTCGATCAAGTCGATTGCTTTGCTCATTGCTTCTTTGTGTGTGTTGTTAGATGCAGTTAATGTTGCAACCTTTGCAGTCAAATCAGCAATGGCGGTTTCCATTTTGGCAACTACTTCGTTGAATGCAGTCATTGTTGCGAACTCTTCGGCTTCAACTTCAATCTCAACTTCAGGTTCTACCATTTCAGTCACAAGACCGGCAACGGTTGTTACCAACAATCCACCTTCAACTTCGTGAGTTGCATCAGGGGCTGGAATGTCACCTTCAGCAGTTTGAACGAAGATGGCAGTTCCGATTGCCAATTCACCTTCGTAAGTGATTACAGTTCCATCGGTCAATGTGGCGGTTGCCATATCAACTTTGATTTCTTCGTCAGAAAATCCGAGCATTGTGCGGATTTCTTTCAATGTTTCTTTTGCGTTCATTTGTTATATAATTAGGTTTTTGTTTTAAGTGTTGCAATTTTATTTGCCATTCCATTGGCTAAGGATTGATTTCATTTGCTCAATTAGTTGCTCATCAGCATCAGCCGGGAAGTCAAAAACACCCTCAACGCTGAATCCTTTGAACTCACCTGACTTCACTTTTGCCCACACTTCATCGTTGTCAATCAGATATGAAACAAACCAACTACCATCGGCAACCTCTTCAAATCCCATCGGTGGCATCACGCCCCGTTGTCGGTCAATGATGTATGATTCAAACAAACTCACGCCATCGGCAATGGGTGTTTTGTGATGAGCGTTGACGGAGTTGTATTGGTTTGACCTTGCCCACTTTTTAGCAATCTTGAAGATGCTCTCCTTGTCAAACACGACATAGTATTCACCACGAATGTCATCTCTGCGATAGATGGGTAGATCAGCAATCATTGCTGCACCGGTCACGATTCTTTTCTCCTCGTCTTGGATGGCAAACTTGTGAGCATCTACCTTCAACATACTCTCCGACCAACGAAGCATCTCATCACCACCCCACAACAAATATGAGATAGTTCCACACGCTTCGGTGTCATCGGGGTTGTAGTATTCTTTCGCACGAGATAAGAACGAGTAAGTCCGTTGTATTGTTTCGGCTGACAAGTTCTCACGATTGGCAAGTTGATTTGCTCTTGCTTTGCCGACCAATGTTGCACACTTGTTGTTCACCTGGTCATTCAACTGCATTCCACGAATCGCATTGTCAACGGCTGCTTGTGGGTAGTCGTTTTCAAATTCTTCCGAAAATGCAATAAAGTCCTTTTGTATGGCTGGAGCTTCAACAAGAGAAACAAAGTCAAGACCTGTTTCCTCATCCCACTCGTTGATGTCTAATTTGTAAACTGGTAGTTTCATCTTTTCTAAATAGCATTATTTGACAACGGACACTTTTCTCGTAGTATCCACACGATCAGTTGTTCTGCGGATGTCACCTTCAGTCACAAATACTTTGGTATCAAATCCGCTTACTGATGGAAGTGATGAGCTGATATTTGGTGCTGACATTGCCGGTGCATTAATACCCATTGCCCCACCACCTCCGCCACCTGATGCTTTGCCCCCTGATAGAACTTGTTTTGCTTTTGCTACATTCGCCAAGATGCGAACAATCCCTTGTGCATAGTATGCTGCCGTGAATACTGGTGTTGCTGGTCCGAGTATTCCAGCGACCTTTGCAGATGCCTTTGCGGATTCAGCGTTTAATGAACTGACTGCGATTGCCGTGTCAATTGCAATTTCTACAAGTGCAATTCCCTTTTGAATGTTTTGACGCTTTTGGTCTTCAGCAGTTAAGATATTATTCAATGCCGTTAATCCTTCAACCGTGCTTTGTGCAATCGAAAGTTTGGCATCTCTTATTTGTTGATCTGCTCTTAAATTTAGTGCGATTCTTTGCTTGTTAAATTCTGCCTCATTTGCTAACGATTTATCTCTATAAAGTTCGTCAATCTTTTGAATCTCTTCTTTGTTGCCTTTGGCGAGTGCTATTTGCTCGGCATAAACACGAGATGCCTCCGTGAGTGATTGCAGTTGATTTACTCTTAATTTCTCGTAATCATCTTTGGCATTGGCTAAACGCTTTTTGAGTTTTTCATCTTCAACTTGATTCTCTAAATCTTGAAGTTTTTTCAAATGCTCTAAGCGTTTGTCTTCTTTTATTTTGGCTTGTTCTTCATTGTATTTTTTCTCCTCAGCATCAATAACTTTTTTCTTCTGAACTGATTCTTCATACAATTTTGCTTCTTCGGTAAGTTGGTCGGATGTAAGTTTTACACCAAGTGACCTTCGCTTTTCAATCAATGCGATGTCAGCATCTGCAATCTCTTTGCGTTTTTTGAATATCTCAATTTCTTTACCCCCTTGAATTGTGAGTATTTCAATTTGAGATTGTAACTCCGTTTTATGTTTATTCGTTGCCTTTGTAAAACTTTCAAGTTGTCGTTCCGCTTCT